CCAAGATCAAGGATGTTAGCAAAATCATAAGTACCACCATCTGTTGTATCTACAGCACCAAGAAAATCAAAAGATGAAATGGCATCGAAATCTGCAACATCATCTAATGTTTCAGTAGATCCCAAAACTAAACCATTAACTTCTGCACTGAAAAAACAATCTACCTTAGTACCACCAAAAGGAGGTGAATCTGTATCTTCTCTATCGTTAAAAACAAGTAATTTAGGTAATGGATCGGGATTAACAACAACAACAGATGCTTCTCCAGAACTTAATCTGCCACCATCATCTCTGAATTTAAGAATATATTCACCATCAATAGCAGGTAGCATTGTTTCACTGACTGATCCTGGCAAAGCAGGGATCAAGTCAACAGAATTAGTAAACGTACCACTACCATTTGTTAAATTACTATGTCTTACAACTACGTTTCCACCATGCAAGACATCAATATCAGTAGATTTATCAAAACGTAATCTCATCAACTGATCTGATATAGTTTCCACTCTTAGATTTTGTACATCACCAGGTAATGCAGTCTTACCAACAGATGTAAATTGAATTTCATTTGGTCTTTCACTTAATTTATTTATTGCATTTATAGAAAATACTCTGATAACAAACTTACCATTAGTAATATTATCTAAATCAAAATCAGTAGCCTTTACCTGTTGATTTATAAAGTTTCCATTTTCAAATTTATATTGCAGATAATATCCAATAGCACCCTTAACAGCAGCAAAGGATATTGATAATCTTGCCACTGCTTTATTGTTGATAACGATAAGTGACTCAGAAGCAGTTAAGTTTTCTGGTGCAGGTAATTTCTTTGTAATTAAAGTAAAACTTTTAGCTGGTAATGGTGTTCCATCTTCTACAAAATCGTATTTACCACTGTTATGCGATGCTGCTGTAATACTGAATGTAAGATTCTCCTGTTCCTGTACGTTTACAACTCTCCATGTTGTAGGTTCAAGTGTTGTATTTTCTATTACCCAGACACTATTTGCCTGTGGTACGGAGGAAAAAGCAGAAGAAACAGTGACAGTAGCACCTGATATATCGCTAATCTCTTTTGTCTCAAGCGTTCCATCGGATAAAATCACTGATAGTTTTGCAGTATTTGTAGTGACTAGATCAGTGGATGCTGTATCATCAACTTCTATCTGAGTAGTACTGATACCTGTTTTTATTCTCCCTCCTCTTCTGACTCCCTGTTTCACCTCATCTGCCACTGATATTATCTGTCCAGGACGTACCAACACACCTGCTTCAGCAGTAATACTAAAGTTAACTATTTCAGAAGAATTATTTTGGTTAAACAATAACCATTTCGCCATTCTTGAAGCCTGTCCCCTTGATGTTGTGGCAAAACTTTTTATAGTCTGTGTCTTTATTCCATATCTTGACTGTGCTGTTGTGTCATCTACTGTTTCATAATCAATAGCTTGAGTTGTCATATCAAAGAAACCTACATTTATTTTTGTAAACTTAGCTTTCTGACTCTGATTGCTATATGAAAAACCACCTTCAGTTACGTTAGAGATATTAAATGTATAGACAGGATCAGATGGTCTATCCTGTGAGATCGTAATACTGCCAGCCTCATAAAAAGCCTGCACTCTCATTACAGAACAAAGATCCTGTATAAGTTCAAATGCTTCCTTCTGATTATTGATATTCACATTGCAACTAAACCTTGCTTCTGTTCCTCCCTCTCCATCATCAATAAGAGTTGAGTTGTATTCAGATGCAGAATAGAAAGCAAACTTATCTATTGCTGTCTCTGGAATTGATGCTCCGTAACGTGTATTAGTTAAGACATCATATAAAACCCACGCTGGATCGTTTGTAAACTCCTTATCTGTTTTTAACGTGCCATTAAAACTACCACTAAAAGATAAACTGCCATCAGACCTTACAGTTGCATTATGTGGAATTTTTACCTTTATTCCTCTTATTCTGTATGTTCTTGTTGGTATTGATCTAAAAGATTCAGCATTAAAACGTAAGCCAACGTGTGCAATATCCACATAAGCTCTCTGTTCTGCTGTTATCTCTGTAAAAGATGACCAACTAAATTTATTTTGTAAATTAGTATCGGTAGAATCATTTGTAACTCTAGTGACAGTAGCAGTTATTGGATAATTTAGATTGGATAATCCTTTAATAATATAATCTCTGAAATACTGGGTATTTGTCTTACCGATTACAGCACCTTTTGTTCCTTTAATAACTCTATGTTCTGTACCATTATTCTCTGTAATTTTTATAGATAAATTGACTTGTGTGCCATTTGTAGATCCATCATCTGTATTGAATTGCTGAAGAGAAGGAAATACAATAGTAATTCTTAATTTATCTATTTGATTTGAAATTGACCTTGATACTGGAGTTGCCTTTGTTACTTCAACACCTACAGCAGTTTCAGATTCTATTTCATTAATAGTATCTAAAGCAGTCTGATTAGACGTTCCAAATCTAGGTTCAAAACTGATATCCTCTCTTGTAAAATTAAAATCACCTTCTGTGAGATTATTAATATCTGCTGATTTTTTTAGTACCTGCGTTCCATTCAAAAAAACATCCTTTAATGCTGCGATATTATATTTATCAGTTCCCTGCGTAAGACCTGCTTCTAATGGTGAATGAAAACCAGCTATCTCTCCTTCTGATAAAACATCTATAAGATCATTTGATTGCTTACTGGATAGCAAAGAATCTGTTGTAGTTTGTATGCCATCAACATCACCTGCTGTTATGTTTGCACTATTCTGTTTTGTAAA